TATGTTCTGCCCACCAATGTTCTGCTCCTCTAGCGTTTTTATAAAAATCAAAATATGGAATGCCAGCAGTCCAATGCAATAACTTTGCGCCATCCATATCTTGATTTTCGTCAGCCAATACATTGAATGACTGATCTAGTTCTGCTATCTCAAAATCGCACAAGAATTTAAATTGCAATAAATCCAAAACATTTTCATTTGCAATTTTCTGTATCGTCATTTGCTTCCATGCAGGATGCTCACAATTTATTAGCATCATGCTTGCCCAGTTTTTTCTTTCGTAATCTTTATTCTCACATTCCATCTGTGTGCCAATGTACTTAATGGAATTGCTTGTTTTGTATTGATGCTTTACGACAGCAACAGGAGCGTCTAAGTTATTCAATTCCTTTTCATACAGAGCAATATCTTTCATCATCAACATATCACTGGCATCCATGAATATTGCCTTGCCAGTAAAGTTCATCAATGCAGGTATAGCAAACCTTGAAACTGTAAACTTATTTGAGCCACACTTAAAACTTAAATTGCCCAATGGAATAAATGCTACTGGAACACTTGATTGAGAAATAACGGAAGAACAGAATACATGGTATCCGATTGCTTCTCTATCATCGTATCCGCAAAACAAATTTAACATTGCTCAAGTGGTACTCTTTCAAAACAATCAAGGGCAGTTTGTCTAGTTGCATTTATTACTTTTACTTGCTCAAACTCTAAGTCCTTGGAAATTTCTCTAAACTTATTTACCCACTCTTTTAGAATATCTTTTGATGGTGTGCCGTTATTACTATGGTAGGGATGAGTTCCAAAAAAATGTGCTTTGTCCTCTGTCCTTTGCATATCAAAACCAAGCAGGATAATTTTTGCAGCACCAAATAGAAAAGCCAGATTCAATCCTTGATAACCTGAGTTACCGCCAAAGTGAATAATCGTTCTACCTAGTCCTCTTTCCCATGCACCGCCTATCCTATTCATCTTGTATTTTCGTTCAGACTCTTTTGATTGCGTCCACAATTCTGCTGTAGATTTTTCTTGTATTTCTTTAATGTGATAATCGTACCAATGGTCATCGCAGTTATAGATTACATCTGCCGAAGGAATAAGCCTCCAAGTATCTTTTACTGCGATGACTCGCCATCCGTGTGTTCTTTGTTTTTCCGCACATACTTGCGCGTCTGCTTCGGTGAGACTTGGTCCGCTTGCAAGGACTGCGACAGTTGCTCCACTCCATCTTGCTGCGGATCGGTCGATGGGTTCTCTTGAGCAACTGCTACCATAGGGTTTACATAAGCAACCAATCCCATATCTACGAGTTGTTTTGCAATAGGCGCAGCGATTCTGATTTTTTGCTTGCGCGATAATGCACCTATCCTTGAATCCTCAAAATGAGCAAGGCTAATAATTTCTACCATTTCCATTAGTATTCGCTCCACCTCAAATTTGTAAGCCCAGTAATTGACTGATTGCCTACATTGGTTAATCTAAAATAATGTGTGCCAGCAGGTAATCCAAGCAATTCTGAATCACCAAATATTGCGCCACCTTTTGTTGCTGATAATTTGTGATAATCAATTACTGTGCCGCCTGTAATTGTTCCACCACTATTCATTGTTGTAGTCGATGCAATGCCAGTAGTGTTACTCATGTTATTTGATTTTATTATCGGCAATTCTGTTGCGTATGTTCCACCCTCAGTACCGCCAGAGATGATCTCTAACTTTAAAACTGAATCATCTAATTCAAAATCTAAATAGCTGATGCAAATATCTTTAGTTGTAACTATCTTAATTGCTATGCTTGCTGCACTTGCGAGAGTAAAGTCTGCGTATGAATGAAAAGTATTTCCACTATAAAAGGCTCTGTGTACTTCTGTCTTTGATAGAACAGTAGTCGAATGGGAATTGTCTCCCATACTTCTGTGTCGTATCAATGCTCCTTGTGGACCTTCCCACAAAATATCGTTTGAATCAATCATACGAAACCTTTATTTAATTAAGCCCCGACATTCCGAAAAATGCCGAGGCTTAAATTAACTACTCAATTAAAACGTGCCTTTGATGAACGATGCAGGACGATACACAGTCAGAGCAAGACGCTCCTCTGCAAGCAGAGTTGCCATGTTCTTTTTGAAGTTATCGCCATCTTCATAGCTGATCTGAACAGCAGCGTCCATACGATCCCAAACTTGTGCGCCCATTGTGAAAGCACCAGCAAGGAAAGTACCAGAAGCGATACTGTTAGTGGCTACAACACGACGACCCCAGACTCGTGGACCGAGCGAATCAATCGGACCCATGTCACCGTGGAAGATGTACTCACCGTAGGTTGACTTCAGCAGTTCAATCGTTTCCCAATCAGCAGGATTGATTACGAAAGCATCTACTGGATATTCAGCAAGAGCCGCTTGCGTGATTGCTTTACGCAGTGCGTCCAGCTTAGTGTCACCAGTTGCGCCACGATTGTAAGCAGTGAAATTACCAGAAGCAAGGATACCAGCCATGTTGCCACCAGTACCTGAACCATTGAGGAGCTGTTCTTCTTCTTCCAGTTTGAGGCCATAAGTCAGTCGACCATTCACATAGCTTTGCAGTTGTGGAGCATCATCCAGCACTTGACGCGATACTGGAATGAAGTGCGCGAGAGTAACGACAGGAGAATTAGCCAGAGTGAAAGTAATACCAGACTCAGGCTTAGTCGTATTCTCAACAACCAGTGGAGATGAGCCAGCACCAACTGGACCAGCATTGTCAGTGAACACATTTTCTTTGGTGTACTGAATCAGGTTGGAAGTGGTACGACCAACAGGCATCAGATCACGAATTGTCAAAACACGATTCGGATTGTTGATGATGCCGGGAACGCGCATATCAGGAACCAGTGGTTGATTCTGACCAGTGGCATTGATGATTGCGGTTTTCATTTCCATGCGAGCAAACTTGCTCTTGCCTTCAACCATTGCTTTGAACGAATCCGACTTGATGAATTGCTCACCAATCGTTTCAGATTTCTGCTGGCTTTCTTCACGACCAGCAGTCATCTTGCGCTCAAGGTCAACGCACTTGTCGGTAAGTTCAGCAGCTTTAGCTGACAGCTTTTCGATTGCTGATTTTGTTTCGCCTTCCATTGCTTTGGAGTTAGCGATTTCGCCATTGGCTTTTTCAACCCATGACTTCAGTTCCTTGGTTGAATCAACCAGTTTAGATTGTGTTTCTGCAAGTGATTTAATTTCTGCGATCTGGTCAGACATGATTTATCCTTTAAAGAGTCCGAGCGTTTTTCAAATTATCAGCAATGAGTTGCTGAATATCCTGCGGCAAAATAATTTTGTCAGACTCACTCTGAGCAAATATTCGCTTGGCTCTGCTTGCCGTAGCAGTTGCCAGCGATTTTGAGAAACCTGCTGCCTCGCGCAGAAAGTCCTCAAATTCTTTTATGCTTGTAATGCAATCAAGTGCAGACTTCACACTAGACAAATCTACTCTCGCTGCATCGTCTGCTGGAAAGGTAACGATAGATACTTCTACCAATTCAGAAATATTTTTAATTACCCGAACAGGACCATTTCCTTTATCAACAAACTCAACATCAGAAGGATCAAGCATATAACCAATGCTCAAGCCATCAATCGTTTCATGTTGCATAGCTGCTTTGACTATCGCGGCATCAGGATTGCCGGGAGTCAATTCGCCTTCCATGAGTAGACCTTTTGTATCTTCATACATGGTCAGCCACTTACCTACAGGAAGTTCCCACGACTTATGATTGATAAACATCTTCGGCATTCTTGCTGCGCCAGAAGAAATTTTTTCAATCACTGACTTATATGCACCTGCCATGATAGTGTCGTTGTAACTATCAAGACCACCAAAGACAGAAGCATATCCGCTGAAAGTTCCTACGCCATCTGATGCAAACTTTAGAGAAACATTTTGCAACTCTAAAGTTTTACGCTTGACCAATGTATTAGCCATGACTGATCCTTTTGAATTTTGAATCTTGTCCCATTCGTTATCTGCCCAAGTTTTACCGGGATCACCACCCCACAAAGCCCAAGCGATTCGACCTGCACTAGGGAATCCATCTTGATTAGGATAAAATCCTTCGCCTTCTTTATCTACTTCGTGTCGTGCAAAATACGAAACCATCCTGCCGATTGTTTCATCCGACAAATCTTTTTTATTGATTATGTCTCTAGCACGAGCAACACCAACTTCAGTACCTCCGCGATTGAACTCCTCGCGCCAAGCAAGTCCCTTCTTTGCTTCTGCTACCATTCCGTTTGTTGGGATAGGCATGATGATTATTGTGCTATCGGCGGTTGATTCATTGGCGCACTACCTGAATCTGATTTACCCAACAATGCGAGAGGCATCAAATTACTTTGCGCTGTCAATTCGTTTGCGTCATCCATCGGAGGCAGGTTCTCTAACTGCCGCCATTCATTGCGAGTCATCAATCCATTCTGTACTGCCTTCGCACCATTCTCCAATCGTGCCGCCATGTTTGATCTTAGAATTGCGTCAATAGAAAATTCTACTGTGTAGAGTTCTCGTTGGCTAGCAGTCAATACTCTCCGATCAATCGCTTGCTCTAGCAACTCAATCATTGGACGTAATCTAAATTTATAGAATCCTTCAATGATCTGCTCAATACCACTGCCCCATGTAGTTGTACTTGCAGTGTCGTTAATCATTACAGAAGGAACACCAAACCATCGTGCAATATCTTCAACAGCAAAGCGGCGAGTATCCAGCAGTTGCATATCTGCCGGAGTCATATTCAATGGTTGAAATTGTGCGCCAGCTTCAAGCACAAGAAGATCATCGTTATTGCCTTCAACTAAGCCACGATAATTTTCTCTAATCTTTTCTCGCTGTTCAGGTGTCAGCAATTTATCAAGCATGAACATACCCGGACGCTTACCAGCTTTGCGGAATGTTTGCTGTGTATGATTCTGAGCATCAATAGCTACGCCGACTGATGACCTCATGTAATCAAGTCGGCTCATGCCTACTACGCCATTGCCTTTGTCGCGCCAGTGCAAAATACTTTTCTCGTCATAGATAATGACTTGGCCTTCGTACTGGTATTTGTAAATAACTGAGCGATCTTCTAATACTTCAACTTCAACTTGATCAGAAGATAGAGGCCACATCTCAATGACTTCACCAAGATCATTCCTCACCAATCGCGCATAAGAGTTTCCGCGCATTAGAAAATTTAAAGTGAAGAATTGCCAGAACTCCATAGGCGTATGCCTACGATTAGGATTGTCGTGGAGCAAGAACCAAAGATTTGTTTCGCGTGCTAACTCTTTGTGACCATCTTTATCAAGAGCACGCTTGTAAACAAAAAGCGGCAATGAGGCTATGTTATCAGTGAGCAGTTCTATTGCTGACCAAACTGCGGAAACCTGTAACGCACCATCAATGCCGTAATCTTTATTAGAGTCATAAACTTTTGTGAATGGCTCTGTGTACTGAATCCCGTTTTGCTGACCTGTAGATCCTACATTACCAAACCAGCGTCTAAGGGATTGGAAAATAGTTGCCATCTAAAATCCTATGTATATGTCAATGACAATGGGTTATTAAGATAGTCATCCAATCGCCCTCCTGCTGCTTCAGGATTTAAACTGATTAATGAGATAGCATTGAACAATGCCATCAATGGATCAATCTTTGCGTATCCTGCTGCTTGTTTAGTAATAGATATAGCATTGCCTCTAGGCTCTACTCTTGCATTGCTAACGCACCATGCCATCAGTGGTTGCCCACTATGAATTATATGTCCTTCTGCTAATTTTCTTTCAGTAGTTTTTATAGCACCAGTAAGTTTCCATCCTTGCGATATGCCAATGATTTTGTCATTGGTAATCCCTTTGTCCATTAGCGCATCTAGTATTCCACCTAACCCATGAGGGTCAACACCTATTTTATCTAATAGACCAGATTCTGCCACCATTGCACATAAAAAAGCTACTGCATCAACATCTTGTCCAATAGAATCAACTATTGATAAATCACCATCATTTGCAAAATCATGAAACCTTGCTGACTCAGATTTTCGTCGCTGCAATACTGACGGGTGAGCCCATGCGTGAGTCCACACCATCCACTTCCCAGATTCTTTCACTCTGCCAACAACCGCAAAACCTAACAAGTCATCTAGACCACCACCGTCAATTCCAATGTCAATGACTTCGCATTGCTCAATTAAACTTTCTAGTTTGTATTTTTTCTCTGCGCCACATTGTTCCCAGAAGTCTGCGCCAGCCCATCGATCTGACATGAGCGCCAAACCAATTTCAACATTTAAATGCTGTGATGCCCATCGTCTAATTTCTTCCTCACCTGCCGCTTCTGCTTGCTCATAATCAGAAATTAGTCTTTCAACATTTATTGACTTGCCATTATTAGGCGTGACCAATGACCAATTCTTTTTGTCTCGCCATTCCATGCCTACAGGAAATTCATATAGGATAGGCAATATAGGAGCTTGCAGAGTTCCATCTCTAACCTTCCTAGCTTTCATTAGCTCAGACTTAAATACACCAGCAGGTGCTCGCTCTGATTGCGTAGTAATGTTAATCAGGAATGCTTCAGGCTGAGAGATAAGACCGCCACGCAACTGACCAATGATTCGGTCAGCATTATTCATCTGACCAATGACATGAATCTCATCAATCAATACGCCAGCAGGTTTAGATCCAGTAACAACTGTCGGACTAAAACTTTTTACTTTAAGGAATGCGCCTGTTGGTCTATAGACAATCTTCTTGATGTGACTTTGAATATGAAACTTTGCCCGTAGTACAGGATCAATTTCAATCATTCCTGCTGCTTGCTTAAAAGCAAGATCGGCAATCTCTTGAGTAGGACCAATGAAGATGTATTCAGCGCGAGGCCGAGGCGAAACCAGAACAGCAGTCAGCAAGAATGCAGCAGCATAAGTTGTCTTTGAATTTTTTTTAGGAACCATCAAGAACAGTTCCCTTATGTGACGCTCCTTAGTTGCCGGGTCGTAACTACCGAATGCTGCCCTAACAATTTCAATGAACCAATCGCCAGCAGCCTCATCCATAGGCGGGTTGCCTATTACATCTGGCAACTTTAGTTTACGAAATACTCTTTCAGCACGATCAGCCAGCTCTTTATTCAACGGCAACTGTGGACAAAGTGATTTGCCGAGCGCAATTTTCTCTTGCCAATCTTTACAAGAGGTATCCCAGTTGGTCACTCTAGCAAGCCTTCCCATGAAGTTCCGACATCAGCAGCTTTAGCTAGAGCGTTTGCAGCTTCCTTCTTGCCTACTTCATCTTGGTTTTCAGACCAGCCAGCACGGCATTTCATCCAGAAAATAGCAGCAGCGACATTAGGTTTTACGTCATTTGTTGCTTGCCTGAACAATGATTGAGCTACTTGTGCGTTAGCTTCTATGTGACCGACCTCAAGTTCGGTGGTGTAATACTTACGCATTGTCGGCGCAGAGATACCTACTACCTTCGCTACATCAAAGTCAGGGATACCCATTGCACTAAGCAACTTTATTTGTTTTGCAATTTTGGTATCATATGTATGGGATGGCCGACCGCCTTTATTAACTGTTTCCATTTTATTACCCTTATGAGTTACAACTTTTACAATAAAAAAACTCTTTTTAGGAGAAAAAAAACCTCGCTGGGTCTACCGGCGGTGTATAGCATATAGCAACTTTCCACTTTTTTACCGCCCTCGTTAATTTTTTGAAAATAGTTTTAAAAATATATTGCAGAGCATCATGAGAGGCGCATCACTGCATTCAGCCTAACCTCTGCCTCTTTATTGGTCTTTGCCTTGTGGTGCTCTTTGCAGAGCCATTGAAGGTTACTAGGATCATTCGTGCCGCCAGCCCATAGTGGCATGATGTGATCAAGTTCATCGCCATTGCCGACTAATCCTTCTCTATCGCATTCAGCACATAAGCGAGGATTGTGTAATTCAAATGATTTCTTAATCGCAATCCAACTAGAGCCCTTAACCCTAGCTAATCCATTACTCATCCTTTGTTGCGATGTTTTATTGATTTGTAGTTTAGTCCCTAGTGTTCTAAGCCTTGGATGTTTTGCCATATACACCTCAGTCTTTTGCTTTGGGTTTCCATGAGTTACCAAATCCTTCTTGATGTTTAGCTGCTTGTGTAGGCATACCAGAACGATCAACTAAGCGATCAACTTCCTCGTCTTCCATACCTAGCCGAGCCTGTATCTCCTCTTTGCTCACACCTTCTAATATTATATGCTGGACAATCTTTGCCATTGGCAAGATGCCGTGAGTACCACGCGCTCTGTTGTGTCTGATGGTACTCATCTGACGATGCACTGGATCTATGTCTACTGTTACTGTAGGAACCATGCCTTTAAACTTAGCCATCAGTCTCTTGTCTGCACTGACTGTGTATCTATGGAAGCCATCAACAATAGTGTTATCAGGCAAGATAACTATAGGCTGAGTCCAGCCATCTTCAAGGATAGATGTGATGAGCAACTCTAACTCAGGTGGTGCGACCTTGTTAGGATTGTAATCATTGGGCTTCAAGGAATCTCGCGATATCCACTTAACTTTGCTGATAGGTTGATTATCAATATCTTGTGCCATGCTCATCCTCGGTTATGTCTGCTAAATCAAGACCTAGTCTATCTCTGGCTAACGATGCAGCAGTAGCAACATTGCCTTTTCTTCTATCCTTTAGGTCTGCTCTATTTGCAATCATTGCTAGAAACTTCCAGCATAAGCCAGTGTGCAAATCTGGTTCTGTCTCATGGATAGGACGCTTAGTCTTTGATTGATGTTGCTCAATAAGTTGCGTGATGTTTCTTGCTACCACGCCCTTTAAATCTTTTGGGTATAGCTCTAGCAGGTCATATGTCCATTGACGCCATGTCTTGCCTTCTGGCAACTGTAGCTTGCCATAACCATATAACTCTGTGTTCGCATAACGACCAGCAGTAGCAGCACCATGAACCCTACTGATCATCTTGTGCCATAGATCAGGCCAACATTGAGCGTAAATCCATAGACCACCAAGAGGTTCCTCACCATAAGGAGGACAGACACGCTGAGAACTAGGAGCCACACCGATCATAGCCATCAGATCATAACTATGGTTGTAATCCCAGCCGAACATACGAGGGGCAGTCCATACATCAAATGTAGTCCAGTCATAGATAGGACTGACAGGATAGTTGTGACCGTTACGAGGTCCACCAATCCAATTGTTTTTTGACTTCATCGCAACACTGCGATACCGACGTAAACTTTCATCAGCTCTAATACCTCTTACATCAGCGACAGTCCCATGTTCTGGTCCATATACCATGTGAGCTATCTCAGGGACACTATCGCCCCATTTAAACCCTTTTATTTCTGTGATTACATTATCTGGCATGGGACGAACCCATTTATCTTTCGCGGCAGGATCCCAACAATGCCAATAAGGCTCTTTACGCGAACAAGCATTCCTATGTTTAATTGGAACGCATAGCCACTTAAACCGTATATTAGGATTTGAACGAACACGCTCTACATAATCTATTGTCTCCGGATGAATAGCTTCTTCATCCCAGAAATAAACATCAAGCGGTAATTTGTTTTTCTGTTCAGCAACTTGATAAGCAAGGTTAAGGCAAACTGTAGAATCTTTGCCGCCACTAAACGACACAACCACTTTATCAAAGTTGTCAAACAAATACTCAAACCTTTTAATAGCTGCCTCATAGACGTTCTCTCCCTCTATGATTTCCTTCTTTAAGATTCTAGCCATATCATTTAGTTTGAATTTCAGGAAGTTGATTAGCAGAAATTCCATCAACAATAGTTCGGTTTAGCATCGGATGGAATTGATGTGTAGGACCATAATCACTATCAGGATGGAAAGCTAGAACACGAAGATGCTCACCATAAGGAGTCTGAAACTTATGTTCTCCATTAGCATGAATACAGAACAACATTCCCGGCACTAGATCAATTGATTCTTCAATGCCATTGTTGCTTGCTACACATTTTCCTTTGCCAGACATAATAATTCCAATGCGATCACTAGGATGAGTGTGCATCGTCTGGTCAATATCAGGAGGGAAGTAGAGAAGATTAAGGCAAGGATCGCCAAGCATTACAGGAGGAATGAGCAGACTATCAGTACAACCATCAATGTATTTCAATCTGCCCTCATGTTCAGCAGGTCCGCCGATGGAGAACATCCCATTGTAGTCTCGCTTAGTAATGACGATACCTTTACCAGAAGCCAGATAACCTGTACCGGGAACACAAGCATAAGAACCTTTAGGCATCGGGTAAAAATTTTTGCCCCAGAACAAAACCGCATCACCTTCATACACATAGACATAATGCGTATCTGTCTTGCTAGGAATTTCATTATCATGCAAAAACAAATATCGTTCCCATGACGAAAGGTCAGCCGGGTATTCTGGACTGAGTGCGCCTATCATTCCATTTTTCCACTTGTAGTGCGAGAAAGCTTTATTCATCAATATATTCCTTACAAATTATCCATACAGCTTGTGAACTTGTTTCTAAATCGTAATCTTGTTTTGCTTTTCGTAATGCTTTAAATATAATTTCTCTTTGGTCATGATCTACCATCACGCTGAATGGAAAGAGCTCATCAGAATTTTTATTATCACTAGATTCTTTTTCTTCTTCTTCTATGTCATCAGACATATTTTTCATACGCAACAAATCTAAATCATTTGATAATCTCAATAAATCATCATCACTAAAACCTAATTTTTCAATTTCATAATCAAATTGTTTTAACGCATCAATTTCTAGCGACAGCAATTCAATATCCCAACTAGAATTTAATGCAATTTTATTATCAGCAATGACGTAAGCTTTTTTCTTTATCTCATCTAATCCATGTAATTCAATTACAGGAACAGATTTCATCCCTAATTTTTTTGCGGCAAGCAATCTTCCATGACCTGCAATTACTCCATTAGTCCCATCAGTCAGAATAGGATTTGTAAATCCAAATTCTTTTATTGACGCAGCGATCTGAGTTACTTGTGACTCACTGTGTGTCCTAGAATTATTGACATAAGGAATTAATTCATCAGTGCTCTTATATTCAATCTGCAATTCTTTCATCTCTCCTCCGATAATTAATAAGGATGGGAAGGCTGCATTCCCAAATCGACTGTGTGCGATATGCCACTATCATCCTTGACCTTCCCATTCGTATTGATGCCGAGTCACTAGCGGAGGGAGAGCGATACCTAGCCTCGGCTGCGAGAGTTTCTTAGCCACTACTCGCTAGGCTTCGTTGCATAACCTGATGACTTCCTTCCATGCAGTCTCAGGGCTATTTACAACTGCAATCTGTCCGCGCCACAATGAATGAAACACAATTTGCTTTGCAGTCATTTTCTGTTGCGATAAAGTTTTATCACCGTCTTTCAATTCCAGCAAAATATTCTTGCCTCGAAAGCCACAAACTAAATCAGGAAAGCCATCGCCAATGTTGCTAGTGATGGCAACTGATACACCTCTAGCCCGTAGGTAATCAACAATTTCCCTTTGGTTTGCGTCAATCTTGGCTGCTCTCATTTTCTTTTATCGTACCAATCAATTCGTTTTTCAATCTTGGAATCTTCTGCTTTCATAAAATGCTGGCAATCATGCTCTTTATCCAATGAGTAAAATGTAGCAAGCGTCATTGTGCAAAGACCAAATCCATGCTCAGATAACGTCTTGTCTTTTCTTAAATCTAAGAATTTGCATTCAATGCACCGCACTCGCTAAAGCTTCCTTTGCAAAACTAATCTGAATCGGACTCAATGTTTTATCGCCAGCAGCATGACGCTCCATGATAAGTTTTGCCCATCTCCTATGATCTACAGTTGATGATTCTTTTTTTATTACTTGCGTTTCAGCAATATACCTTTCCGCTACTTCTTTGGATACAGCATTCGGTGGTGCTGGCAATGCAATCATCGGCTCAGGTATTGCAGACCAATTTCCTTTCGCCACTTCTTCAGCTAAAGCCTTTTCCCATCTTCCTTTGATTGCAGCATAACCTTGATTCTTTAAATCAAAGGCAGTGACCTTCACTGATGCCCAGAATATAGCAGGATGTGACCATTCGCCTATTTCACCTCTATCCCTAGCAGCGACACCATTTACTGCCTCATAATAGGCAGAAAGCGGATCTATTTCGACCTTACACAGCTTAATAAATTGCGGCAGTGATGGAGGCCATTCTTGTGTGCTCAAAAGATTCGCGCCTCTAGCAAAATCTTCACGCGATAATTTTCCTAGTTCTTGTGACCAGACAGATTTTACTGATTGCATATTGCTGTCGCGCCACATATCGGCAAACTTGTTTCCGTAATATGTAGACATTTTTGCGAATAATGCATCGATCCAATGCTCAGGTACAGGATTAGTTGATGTCGATAATTGATTCATTGCTCAAATTTCCCCATATCTGTTCATTGAATTCTCGGCGGCTCTTATCTTTCACGCTCTCATAAGTGCCGGGCTGCTTACGTTGATTGCGTACCCAATTGCGCCATGTAGCATTCCAATCTGCTTTCCTTCCTTTAGCGCCACCTTGTGCTATCCAATAATCCCTGAAGCCATCAGCAATAAATTTCCATTTCAAGTCTGGTCTTTCAGCCTGACAAAATTTAATCATCTCATCTGTAGGCTGCCAATCTTGAGGCAAGCGCGAAGCGACTGCCTTCTCTCTGGTTATTGTTTTATGGTTATTGGTTATTGGTTCTTGGTTTATGTTTAGTTGAACGTCCGTTAGTACGGTCGTTGAACGCTTGCTTAACCGAGCTTCAGCAGATGCTCTACCAGCCTTAGATGCTTGCTCAATCTTTGAATGATATTGCTCAATTTCCTTATCAGCTCGCAAGTTTATCCATCCGCTTTCAGATAATTGAAAGAATTCCTCAAGGATAATTTTTACTTCTGCTTCGTAATCTCTCGCGTCTATCTGTCGTGCAACAGATGCTATACCGCTGTTCAACGGACGTTCATGCAAATAATATAGATCAAGTAATCGCCTATATATTGCATCTTCAATTAATGATAAGTGTCTAGTGTGGCTGGCATAATCGCCTATATTGAATTGATAATAATGCACATATCCCTCGTCTGTAGGATCGTCATGAAAGAAGTGGCAGAGCGATGACGAGTCGCCTTTTCGGGTTGCATAACCTAGCCACAAGCAATATTACCTAGTTACAATGATGCCTTGCAAGAACATTTTTAAAATTGTTCTTTGGAAGCCGACGTTCCAATAATCAATTTTTTCTTGATGCGATAATTTATTCCCTTGATCTATTTCGGCATGGCATGAACTACAAGCCCAAGCAATAAAACAATCATGAGCTTTAATGCCTAGACCTTTGCCGTGAATTAATTGATTACTGTGTGCAGCAACAGTAGTTTCAGGATTGCCGTTACAAATAGATGGAATTTGCAATTGGCAATCCTGCCCTCTGGCTGCATCAAGAAGACGCTTACTGCGATACATTTGATTTAATAAATTTAATTACTTCCAGCGTCCATTCATCAGCAATTAATTCTTCCATCTTGATTGCGCCATCAGTTCCATACTCAATAAGAGCAGCACTCATAAACGTCATCTTCTTTTTTCCTGATCGCAATCTTGAAATCTCAGGAGGAGAAATTTTTGTTTTGTCTGAAAGTTTTTTTGCTGCGCCATGTTGCTTTAAAAATTCATCAAGCGTCATATCAATATCCTTTTAAAAGTTATTCAGTTACAACAGATGCAGTATTGACCAGCACAATGATATTTGCAATAAGTTTCTTATATAGAATTTCCATATTTGAAACATATATTTGTTTCTATATTAGATACAAAATGCCTTCCCCAGCCTACCTTTTGTTTCCATATAGGAAATAAAATGCCAATAAGTTTCCATATTAGATACAAAAAACTATAAAAAACTACAAATAGAGCTTGTATAGGACGCAATTTTCCGGCAATCTACTTACATACCGCAGCGACCGCAGCGGATTTCAGAGCGAGGAGATGACAATGTT